GAATGGGTCACGTACAGGAATAAAATAATCTTGGTCAACCGCCATCTGATTAAATCTCATGTCAACGTTACCCGTTCTACTATCAACAATTTGTTCTCTCTTAAATTTGTTGGCAACACGTTGTACATATGCTTCAACATCGTCATCATTCATATTACCAACAAAAACTTTGAACATTCTTCTTTCGGGGGCTCTTGAAGTTCTGTAAATCAACATTGCGTCCTCTGATAAAAGAAGTTGTTTCCAAATCCTTCTTGCTTTCTCCAACATGGATGTTCCATAAGGTAGTTTTCTATCGTCACCTAATAATCTGAAGTGAGCAATTTCCCAAGACTGAAACTCCATACCTTTATTTTTCCAAGTAAATTGTAAGGCCTTTGGCTTTTCAGGTTTCTCTTGTGATGGAGATAAAATTTTGTTGGAAGCACCGACTTCGTGTCTTTCTATTTCAATTGTCGGTAGTTGTTGACATCCTACAATACCTTTCTCTGGGTCTAATTTTAGATAAACAAAATTATCACCGAATTTACAAGTATTCCTCGTCCACATCGGCAAGTTTGTATTAATATCTAAACTATTGTTAAATAGGTCGGCTAAAACTGCTTTGATTCTTTTTGATTCTGAATAAATTTGAAGAATAAACCCATCTTCGTTTGTTGTCGTTGACTCTTCAGCGTAGATATCTAAAGCCGCGGAAATTTCAGGAGTATACTCCATTGACTCGTAGTCATATTGTGATGATAGCCTACTTGGCTCGTAATAAATTGCTTGAGAATATAAATTGTTCTCAACTTTAGCCCATTGATTAGTTAGATAAAACGTTTGTTGAGCTTGAAGTTTTTCTCGCTCATACTCATCCCTACTTTTGGTCCTTAATAATTCTTTTTTATCAAACTTGAATGTTGGAACATCTTGTCCCAACAAAGAATTAGGTCCAAAGGTTTGGGATAACCTCTGCCAAACCGTTAAATTATTTTCAGCCATTGTTTAATTTTACTTCTTACGTTGTGATAATAAATAGTTATTATCAACTAAATAACCACTTATATTTTTGGTAATCCTCCCTTGTGGCTCCTTGTCTCATAGAATTATTTGAACCATTCGATTGTGGTATCATGGGATTAAAAAATTGAGACGAATTTTTATTCTCTGAAGTAAATGTCGCCCACGAATTGAGCATTGCTTTAGTATGATTTACAACCTTCTGTAAAGATTGAAATGATTTTTCTGCGACGTAAATTGCCATAGACATTGCCATAATACAATCATCATGGTGTCCTTTCTGATGGTCAGGCCTTCCATTAACGTAAATAAAAGTGTTCATTTCATTATACAATCTGTTCGAATATATTTTAAAGTCATGTCTCACCGCCTCCTCAAATGCAGAAATAATTTGTACTCTTTTTGAATTGAAATTTATACCAGGAATTTTTTCATTTAATTTTGGGTCATACTTCCATTTTTTTGATGGGTCTATATTATCCACATATAACCCTGATGCATATGACATTTCTTGCATTTTTCTAGCAGTAGAAACACCCATACCCCCAGTAATATCAATAACACAATAAGCATTATACATAGAACCCCACTTATATGCAATTTCCGCAATGACATCAGGAGGAACTTTTCCTACGTATTCCAATACTTGTTCACGCTCATCAAAGTCAATAATTTCAATACATGAGAAATCTTCAGAATCTCCTCTTGATACGTCAACGCCCATGACATATTTGTGACCGTTTTCCGGTTCTTTAAAAATCCAAAGAGCACCACCCATGAGTTTCGCCGAAGCATCTCTCAATTGATTATGAGAGATTTTCTGCATTAATTCAGATTCAAATACATTATCTCCTGAACCCAAAAAATTACACTCTAATTCTTGGGCGACTTTCCTCCTATCAAATTTCAATTTTTTTACCATTCCTTCAAACCACGCAGAACATGGTTTATAACCCTTTGTAATGTAATCTGTGGTAAGTGAATGGTCTCTTTCGTATGGATTGTCTACCGATAAATCAACAACAACGTCTTGAGGATAATCTTCTCTGTTCAGTAAAAAATGAACTAAATCATTTGTTTTTACCATATAGAGGTCTTTGGTATACCTAGGGTCTCGATACCAATACATTTCAGAGATTTTGAATTCATTCATACCTCTTAACGCTTGGTCGTAAATTTCATAATAAATTGGGTCATATCCGTTAGGGGTTGAAACGACAATTACCTTACCACCAGTAGAAAGTGAGGCCATACAAGCAGACCAAAAATCATTGTCTGCCTCAATGAACGCAGCCTCATCAAAAATTAATATTGTTGGCGTATAACCACGAAGGGCGTCTTTTGAAGTTGCGACAGCCTTAACTTCGCAATCATTTGTGAGTTTAAAATGTCTTTGTGAGTTTTTATCTGCGGAAAACCCAACTCCAACCCAAGCAGGCCACTGTTCTGTGAAATTTCTAATTTTATTTGCCATCTCAACAGAGGTGTCAAGTTTGTTGGCAATAATGAGAATTTTTTCTGGTTTTTGTTTTTTTGCAAAAACTAACTTTTTTGATGCCCATGCAGCCGTGACTGTGGAAACTCCCGCCTGTCTATATTTTAGTGCGATATTTTCGTTAAAAGAATCATAGTCTTCTATTAGACTTACTTGGTCAGGAAATAAATCTAATGGGACGTATTTTGAAACTGTGTTATCGTAAGTTTGGAGATAAGTTCTTAATGCATAAGGAGTGTTCCTCATACACTTGGTTACTTCTATAATTAATTGTTCTTTAGTCACACAGAAGTTATTTAGGTCTTGATATACCTAAACTACCTAAAAAATCATCCAAATCTTCATCATCGTCATTCGAATCATCTTCATTGTCGTCTTTGTATTCTTCGTATTCTTGTTTCATTTGGATGGCTTCTTTCATAATCTCTTCAAATTTTGAAGTTGCCTTTTTTACTTTAGAAGAATCTTCCGAAATGGCATTTCCGATTACGTCAAGAAATTCTTTTGCCGGTATTTGGTACAATACAATGTGAAACCAATTTATTAGACCCTTATTAGAATCTTCAAACATTGCATCTGGTAATGCAAATCTTATTTTTTCAACGATTTCAGGACCTATTCTCAACTGCATTGGTTCGTTGGATAATAAGTCCACTTGACCCATTACTTTTTGTCTCATTTCAGGGTCTTGTGGTAATCCATGTCTGCCTTTAGCCTCTTCTAAACCCTTGATTATTTCATGACATAGGATTGGAAAAATTGCACCAAAAGCTTTTATTTTTGTATCCGGTGATTCTTCTCCACCTTCTTCTCCACCTTCATCGTCACCATCTGCATCATCCAATTCAACCTTACCTGCAACGCCCTGACCAGTTTGACTCATCATCTCAATCATTTGGTCCATTGTGAAATAGAGGAAGTCATTGATTGCCATTATCCCCAAATAATCTCTATAAAGAGAAGGGTCAATTGCATCTAATCTAGATTTAACTTCAGGTTTTTGGAATATATAATGTCCTTTTTTAGCTGCACCTTGTATAATCGCATTGATTATATTTCTTTTGTGTTTTTCTAATTCGAGCTCTTCTTTAGGTGTAAGGTCTTCAACATCAAAAGATGGTAACTGTAATTTAGTTTTTTTCTCATCTTCATCTTCTTCTTCATCAGGACTATATCTAAAATCATCAGTACTGATTGGTTCTCTGTTAAGATTTGGTTCTATTTCAAACCAACCTTCAGGAACTTGTGATTCTTCAAGTGAGGCGTCTACTGCAAGTTGTTCTAACTCATCACGATGTCTTGACTCAATTCTCATTATATTTGGAAGGCGAGTCATCATTTCCTGATAAATCATAGCCTGAACCTGTTTTGAGTTTATATTTTGATTACCTGTCACCTCTTTCAATTTGTCAGCAACTTTACCAAAACGTTCACCAACAAGCCTTTCAACATCCTGAACCCCTTTTTTCATTGCAGGATTTTTTGCATACAAACCTTCAGGGTCCTTCAATCTTCTTTCAAGATTCGGGTCCATACGTTCGCGTCTTCCTCTATAATCGATATCTTCTTTAGTAATCTTTGCCATTTTACATTTCTAATAATTTCATAATTAAATCCAAAACTTCGTCTTTTGCCTTTTCTGGTGAAACTGCCTTTGGTGACGGATTTTCACCAGGATTTGGGTTTTTACCAGGGTGTTTCGGTCTTGTTTTGGGTTTTTCGTCAGGTTTAGTCTTGGGAGAAGTCTTTGGTTTTGCCGGGGCAGTTTTAGTGTCCTCTTGTAAAAACTTCAAAAGGTCACCTTTTGTGATTCTTGCTGGTATATTCTTTTCCACAATAGTCATAATTTTTGATTCCAAAATTAAAGATACAGGATTTTTCCCCTCTTTCAAACTTTGTTTTACATCCTTTACACATCTTTCATATTTATTTTTTTGTTTTGTATTCCAAAGATGTCTTTCAGTAGTTTTGAATTTTTTTCCGAGTTGTGCAGTACAAATTGCCCAAGGATTCACTTTTTTCTTTTTCTTTTTTGCTTCCATAATACCCATACCATCAGTTTCATCACCGAATCCATCATCAGATGAAGGACCTACTTGTTTTGGGTCTTGAGTTTCAGTTTCTTTGTTTGGGTCTACGGTTACTTCTTCCTCTTCTTCAAGTTCTTTTTCATAAACTTGAAATGGTTTTTTTTCACTTTTTAGTTTAGTAATCATTTCTGTATCCGTTTTAGAAACATTAATTTGTTCAACAAATAATTTTTTATATAAAACGTCAACCTGTGATTCATCTAATTTTGAAACAGTATTAGCAGATAAACCTTTATCTATTAATCTCAAAGCCTTTTTATTAATTTTCATATACTACTTTCTTTTCAAATTCCAAGATAAAATCTCTTTCGTAGAGTCTATCTTTTATTTCTTGTTCGGTTTCTCCAAAATGAAAAACCAATCTTTTTTGTCCTTGTACTTCTTCAGGTTCCCAAGCCATCGCCACCACGTCATCCAAGGCATCTACCATACAAAAAAAATCGGAGTTCTGAATTAAATCCAATTTCACATCAGTATTTCTCAGAACTCCTACTTTTTTAATATATTTCAGTTCGGGAGGTGCGGGATATCCATTTGATGGTTTACTTTCCCAAGAATCTCCCCAAACGTCTTTGGTATCGGAGAATATGAATTCATAAAGATTGTCCCCTTTATAGTTAGGTCCTAAACCATTTACGAATATCAAATAACTCATACTAATAATCCTTCAGGAGAAATTTTTACTTGTTCTCCTTTTTTATTTTCAAAAACCAAATTCTTTTTATTTGTTTTACCTACTAAATAAGAACTTATGTTTTCCTCTAAAAACTTTTGAGATGCAAGTTGTTGTTCGTTAGTCTCACACATTCTTTTCACAGGTTCCATTCTTTTTTGTAGATTTTCTCTTTTGACCTTGAATCTATCAACTTTGTTCTTTTTTGATTCTAAAATTTCTTTTTTTGTAACTTCAAAATATTTTGAAATCACCTTATCAATTTTTGATTCTTTGAAAATGCTGTCAACAATTGCTCCGTGACCATATTCTGTCATTTCAGGTTCTGTTTGCATGTCACCACCTTGTTCAACTTCTGTGTCCATATCTGATTGAATATCTTCAACTTCACTATCATCGGTTAAATCGGTACCGTCCATATCATCACCACCTAAATCTTCAGAACTTTCTTCAAATTTAGCAATTATTTCCTCTTTATCCTCCTCACTCAAGTTTTGTAAATCTAAAGACGACAACACCATGTTTATAACATATTTCATGTTTTCAGATGTCATGCCTTCTTCACTATCTAAAACTCTAATTTTTTGTGTAAGTTTACCTGTAAGTTTTTGAATTGTTTTGAAAGTTACTTTCTCCTCTCCCCCTTCTACGTCAACATCTGCTTGCATTTCTTCTCCTTCAGGTGAAACTTCAGAATCAATATCTGCTTGCATTTCTTCTCCTTCAGGTGCGGGTAATTCATCTCCTCCCTCTACAGGAACCGGTAAATCAGCTGGTGCGGCAGAAGCATCAGGTGAAGGTGGTAACGCTGGTGGAGGAACCGCAGGTGGTTCAACAGGTGGTGGAGGAGGTGCAGAATCTCCTTCAGGTGACCCTAATGGTTTAGGAGTCTTGAGAACAATTTTTTTTTGTTCCCCGAACATTGAAATTTCCTCTTCGTTTTCGTTCAATCTATTCAATTCTTTTGTTAAAAGATTAAGTCTTTTCAAAGCCTGTGAATAAGAAGAATAATATTTTCTATTCTTCATAGGCTCTATATATTCCGCAACAGATTCGGTAATACCTTTTTTGATGATATAACCTTGTTTTTCTTTAACAATTTGGTAATTGTTACCATCAGCTAAAGCAATATCAAATTCTGTACGTGAATTTTCGTTTACAATTGATGGAGTTGTTTCTTTGTATCTTGCAATCTCCATTATTCTTTTTAATTTATCTTGGCCTGTAAGTTTTTCACTGCCAATTGGTTTTAAATCTGCCATTTTATACTCAATTTTTAGTTTTAATTATTTAATCCGTTAAATCCTCCTAATTCCACAGCATTTAACTGTACAAATGGAACTCCTACTCCATCAGTATCTATTGGATGAGGATATGCGGTGTTTGAGGTTGTCGCACCTGTTGGTGGATTACAACATTGTGAAT